ATTGACTAGCCCCATTCGAATTGACGACCTAATCACAGTTCTAGAATCAGATGAAAAGATGGCTTCAGTCGTTCTCCAACGCCAGCCATGGTATTTCCACGAAACAGAATCTGCCATTGATCCGACCGACGTTAAAATTGGGAACTATTACTATAGTCAAAATGTAAAGACTTTCCCGATTATATTCTCTTTGTATCGTAAGAACGTAATCGAATATGCATTTCGAGAGTACTGGAAATTCAATGTGAACGAAGGAATGATCATGGTTTATCTAAACTTCTTTCATCAGATGTATTCGGCGACTCTAAAAGGATCGAATGGCGAGAATCTAATCTTTCATATCGGAGAAGAGACCGTTGGTAAACGACTCGAGCCAGGAGAACCAAACTGGGAACAATTTGCGCATATGGATCCAAATCGAGTCTATGACTCTAGAAATGGGAAATTGGTGGAGTAACTAAATATAGAATACACAGAGAGGTTCTAAATGGCGCAACCTAGCACTCGAACTCAACTTAAAGATTACTGCCTCCGCAAACTCGGATTTCCCGTAATTGATATCAACGTCGACGATGATCAGCTCGAAGATCGTATCGACGACGCTATTCAATTGTTTAATAATTATCATTACGACGGAACTGAGCGAGTTTATTTGTCCCAGGCGTTAACAAACGCAGATATTCTAAATGGATATTTAAAACTTTGCGATAATATTATCGGAGTTTCAAGGGTATTTGCATTTACAGGATCAACAGTAGGGTCAATGTCTTCGACTGGGTTTAACATGTTCGATATCAACTACCAGTTGCGTTTAAACGATTTTTACAATTTAACATCCTCCTCATACACATACTATGTTATCGCGCGCGAACATCTAGCGATGCTTGATATGATTGTTACTGGTGAGATGCCATATACCTTTAACAAAAAGGTCCATAAATTAACAGTTGTGACCGATTGGGGTAAATTTAACGTTGGTAATTACATGGCTTTCGAGGCTCATCGAATTGTTGATCCTGAAACTTACGATAGCGCATTCAACGATATCTGGGTGAAAGAATATACAACTGCTCTATTCAAACAGCAATGGGGCACAAACCTAAAGAAATATGGTAACTATGTTCTTCCAGGCGGTTTGGTTATCAACGGTCAGCAAATTTATGATGAGGCTTCAGTAGAGGTCGAAAAACTTGAGATGAAACTCCGCGACACTTACGAAGAACCAACTCCATTCCTAGTGGGTTAAAATGGCAACTAGCGTATATTTCAATAATCAACGAGCAACCGTTGAGCAAAATCTTCTTGAGGATTTAATTATCGAATCAATCAAGAATCACGGCATTGACGTTTATTATTTGCCAAGAGAATCTCAATCATATATTGGTGAATTGTTTGGCGATGATCCAGTAAAGTTATACCGAAAGGCAATCAAGATAGAAATGTATCTTGAGTCTTTCCAAGACTACGAAGGCAATAAAGAATTCTTCTCTAAATTTGGTCTCGAGATTCAAGAAACTGCTCGACTTTGTATGGCTCGTAGAAGATTTGAGCGTCAAGTAGGCGCAATCATGGGTAGTGGTTGGCACGTTCCGAAAGAAGGCGACTTAATCTATCTACCAATTCAATTTAAATTGATGGAAATTAAGTTTGTTGAAGAAGAAAAAAACTTTTTCCAATTAGGCAGAGACTCAAAAAATCCATACATGTATGGATTGACAGTTGAAGCATTCAAGTATAATGGCGAATTGCTTCAAACTGGAACAGAAGAAATTGATCGTATTGCTGACGTCCAAGGCTATGCACTTGAACTAGATGTTAATGCTGGTGGAACTGGAACATTCCAACACTTTGAGGTTGTGTATCAAGGCGCAAGTCTTGCAGCTGCGACTGCAAAGGCAGTTGTTGCTAAATGGGATTTACCAACGAGAAAGTTGAAGTTACGAAACGTCTATGGCGCATTTACTGGTGGCACATTGATCAAAGGTGTTACGAGTAACGCTCAATGGACGTTGCATGAAGCGCCAGATGTAATGAGAAATATTAATAATGAGAACATGGAAGATAATGAAAGAGTCGAGCAAGAAGCTGATGGAATTATCGACTTCACTGAGATCAATCCGTTTGGTGAGCCATAATGTTATCTAATATTCACTTTTATCATCGCATCACTCGTAAGATGGTGGTTGCATTTGGAACATTGTTTAACAACATTCGCTTGGTTCGATATAACAAAGCAGGCACTCAAGAAATTGAACGCATTAATGTTCCTTTGCAATATGCGCAGAAAGAAAAGTTCTATCAACGCATAACGCAAGATCCTGAACTCACAAAAGAAGTTCAAATTACATTGCCAAGAATGTCATTTGAGTTGACTGCAATATCATACGACCCACTGAGAAAAAGAAATTTATTTACTGAGAGTTTTTCTCCTGAAACAAACTCCACAGTAAAGTCGATTCGCACAACACCATATAATTTTGAGTTTGAGTTAAACATCTATGTTCGTAATACTGAAGATGGCACTCAAATTGTAGAACAAATTCTACCATACTTTAATCCTGATTATAACTTGACTATTGACATCATTGGCTTATCTGATCAAAAAGTAGACATACCATTTATTCTACAAAATGTTTCATACAGCGTTGATGATGTTGGCACTGGAGATACAACAAGAGTATTGATTTGGACGCTCACCTTTACTGCCAAAGGTTATATGTTTGGTCCGATCGTTTCTCGCGATATCATTAGAAAGGCAACTGCGAATACATATAATGCAGTCTTTGAATTAGACAACAAGCGTTCGCTAACGATGAACGCAAGCACTGGCACTGGTAACTATCAAGCTGGTGAACTCGTATTCGAAGGGCGCACATTGAGCGCAGCAAATGCAACAGGATTTGTCGATAATTGGAGCAATACAACTAAGATATTAATCCTTTCTGATGTGAACGGAATTCTTAGAGCAGATCGTTATTTAACTGGCGCAGTCACAAATACTGCATATAAGATACAAACGTTTAATACAGCCGATAGTCAATTGACAAAATTGGTTATTGTACCAAATCCGACAACAGCAAATGCTCAAACAGCGTTTGGTTTTGACGAAACAGTTCTTGAGTTTCCAAACATAAGTTAATATGAGTGACGTTGACAAAAATCTTTCTGATATTTTAAACACTGATTACATTCCTGTTGTAAGCGAGGGTAATAAAAGTGTTACTATTCATGAGCCAGACAGATCAGCTGATAATCCTGACGCTGACTATTCTCGTGCTAATTATTACAACCTTATCGAAAAGGGTAACGAGGCTTTGGACGGCATTCTTGAAGTGGCGAAAGAATCGCAACACCCAAGAGCGTATGAAGTAGCAGCAAACATGATCAAGAATCTCTCTGACGTCACAGAGAAATTAATGATTCTTCAAAAACAGCAGCAAGAACTTCAGCCAAAAGAATCAGCAGCACCAACCAATATCAATGTAGATAAGGCAGTATTCGTTGGAAGCACTGCTGAATTATTGCGACAATTAAAGAATGAATCGAATAGCGGCTAAACTAAAGCATTATCTTGGCAACCCCAAGCTGAAGCGAGTTAACATGGCGATGAATCTCACGGAGGATGAAGTCCGTGAGTTCGTTAAGTGTGCTCAAGATCCAACATACTTTATTGAAAACTATGTTAAAATCATTACACTTGATAGAGGTTTTGTTCAGATTGAACTCTATCCATTCCAAAAACAAGTCGTCAATGACATTAATAACAATCGCCGTGTAATCGTAAAGGCAGGTCGTCAGGTTGGTAAGACTACGATTATCGTCGGATATATTCTCTGGTACATTCTATTCAATCAAGATAAAACCGTTGCGATTCTTGCAAACAAAGCCAGTACATCAAGAGAAATTCTTGCTCGTATCAAACTAGCATACGAAGCATTGCCAATGTGGATTCAGCAGGGCGTCAAAGTCTGGAACAAGGGCGACATTGAATTAGAAAACGGATGTCGCGTCTTGGCTAACTCTACTGCTTCAAGCGCGATTCGTGGTTTTTCTATCTCGCTACTATATCTTGACGAGTTTGCATTCGTTCCAAGTAACATCGCTGAAGAATTCTTCACGTCCGTTTATCCAACAATTTCTTCTGGTACAACTTCTAAGATTTTAATCTCTTCAACGCCAAATGGCATGAATCACTTTTATAGGATGTGGACTGAAGCAGTTGAAGGTCAAAACGGATTTACACACTGTGAAGCAAACTGGCGTCAGGTGCCAGGTCGTGATCAAAAATGGGCAGATGAACAGCGTCGTGTTCTTGGTGAACAGAAGTTTCTTCAAGAAATGGAATGCGAGTTCATGGGATCTTCTGGAACCCTACTTTCAGCGGCTGCGCTTAAATCTCTTGCGTTCGTCAAACCGATACATCTAACTGAAAATGGAATTAAGATTTATCAAGCACCAATTCCAGAACACAGTTATATTATTATTGCAGATACTTCTCGTGGTAAAGGTTTAGACTACTCAGCATTCAGTGTCATAGACGTCACCAGTATTCCATATCGACAGGTTTGTACATATAAGGATAACAATATTAGTCCTCTTGTATATCCATCGATTATCAAACGCATGGGCGATTACTACAATCAAGCCTATGTGTTAGTAGAAATTAACGATAACGGTCAACAAGTGGTCGATTCTTTGTTTGAAGATTATGACTACGAGAATATTCTCTCGACTGTAGAGATTAAAGGTAAAGTTGCAATCACTTGGGGTTATGGAAATAAATCTTATAGAGGAATTCGAACAACAAAATCTGTAAAACGACTTGGTTGTTCTCTCATGAAAAATCTTCTTGAAGGGCAAAAACTCATTATACAAGATTTCGAAACTATATCAGAACTCTCGACCTTTATATCGAAAGGAACAAGTTTTGAGGCAGAAGAAGGAAGTCACGATGACCTTGTGATGACTCTAGTTCTATTCTCCTGGATGACAAACCAGCAGTTTTTCTCAGAGTTAACCAATACTGATATTAAAGCGAAACTGCACGAAGAACAAATGAGACAAATCGAAGAAGAACAATTGCCTACATTTTTGGGCGGACATACCGATGTCGACGATAGCGATGGCAGTTATGTGGAAGACGGTGCAGTTTGGCGACCTGTTGTAAATAATTGAAAAACCCCGTTTTACTAAATAAACCGTAGATTTCTTAATCTCCATTTAATAGGAGCAAAAACATGGCTTTTCTAGTATCACCAGGCGTGAATGTATCCGAAATTGACGCAACTACAGTTGTCCCATCAGTTTCCACATCCACTGGCGCTGTTGCTGGCGCGTTTCAGTGGGGTCCAATCGATGTTGCTCGTTTAGTTGGCTCAGAAGATGAGCTCGTACAACTATTCGGCAAACCAGATTCAACAACTGCGTTGACATTCTTCACCGCTGCAAACTTCCTTGCATATAGCAATAGCCTATATGTTTCTCGTGCTGACGCTGCAACTCTAAACACTGCAGTCGCTCTAAACGTCGCATCTTGGGCAAGCAACACCAAGGTTCGCAACGAAGATCACTACTTCAACAGCTTCTTCACCGCATCAAACGCCGACATCATTATGGCTGCTCGTTATGCTGGTTCACTAGGAAACTCGCTGAAAGTTGCAATCTGCGCAAACGCAAACGCAACAGCATTCTCAACTTGGACATATGCTCCATTTTTCGATGCTGCTCCTGGAACTTCAGCATGGGTTGCTGCTGCTTATAAGTCTAACGCAAACGATGAAATGCACATTGCAGTTATCGACGAAGATGGCTTGATCAGCGGAACAGCAAACACTGTTCTAGAGCGTTTCGCAAACGTCTCCAAGGCAACAAATGCTCGTGGCGAATCTGGCGAAAGCATCTACTGGCGCGATGTTCTATACAATAACTCACGCTATGTTTACGCAATGGGTCAGAACAATGCAACATGGGGTGTTGCTGCCAACGCAAGCCATGCATTTGCTGGCGAAAATCTAAACGGTGTTTCCTTTGCTCAGGGTACTGACGCAACACCAACTGACGGTAACGTTCAGATCGCTTATCAGCAGTTCGCAAGTGCAGACAATGTTGACATTAGTCTTGTTATGACAGCAGGTCACTCATCAACGGTTGCAGCAAACACGGTTGCACTTTCTGATGGTCGTCGTGACTGCGTAACATTCTTGTCACCTGCTCTCGCAAACGTTCAGGCTGCGGATCCAGTATCTGCAATCACTAACTTCCGCAGCTCTCTCACATCAACTTCGTTTGCTGTGATGGATAGCAACTGGAAGTATCAGTATGACAAGTATAACGACACCTATCGTTGGATTCCATGTAATGGTGACATTGCTGGTCTCTGCGCTCGTACCGACCAAGATCGTGATCCATGGTTCTCACCAGCTGGATTCAATCGCGGTCAGTTGAAGAATGTAATTAAACTTGCATTCAACCCAAATCAAGCACAGCGCGATACACTATACAAGGCTGGCGTAAACCCAGTTGTTGCGTTCCCAGGCGAAGGCACTGTTCTATTCGGCGATAAGACGCTATTGAGCAAGCCAAGCGCATTCGATCGTATCAATGTACGTCGCTTGTTTATCGTTCTAGAGAAGGCAATCAGCAGAGCAGCGAAGGCAAGCCTCTTCGAATTCAATGATGAATTCACAAGAGCCCAATTCGTAAATCTTGTTGAACCATTCCTACGTCTAGTTCAGGGTCGTCGCGGTATCTATGACTTCCGTGTTGTTTGTGACGAAACAAACAATACTCCAGAAGTTGTTGATCGTAACGAGTTCATCGGTGACATCTATGTCAAGCCAGCCAAGTCAATCAACTTTATCCAGTTGAACTTTGTTGCTGTCCGTACTGGTGTTGCCTTCGACGAGATCGTTGGTCGCTTCTAATAAATAGACTAGGATAAAGTCAGGAGAAAACAATGGCTTTTAATGTAAATCAATTTCGTACTCAGTTACAGGGTGATGGCGCACGTCCTAATCTGTTTGAAGTCGAATTAAATTTCCCTTCATATGTAACGGGAAGATCAACGTCTACTGCGAAATCAACATTCATGGTTAAGACTGCTGCTCTTCCAGGGTCAACGCTTGGAATGGTTACAGTACCTTACTTCGGTCGCGAAGTGAAGGTTGCTGGTAATCGTACTTTTGCTGATTGGTCAGTAACAATTCTAAATGACGAGGACTTCGCGATTCGCAATTCAATGGAATCATGGGTTCGCGGTATCAATGAAAATGTTACAAACCTTCGCTCAACAACAGCAAGAACATCACAGCAATATGGCGTTGATGCTACTGTAACTCAGTTTAGCAAAGCAGGTCAGAGAATTAAGAGATATCGTTTTGTTGGTATGTTCCCAACAGACATTTCTCAAATTGATCTTGATTGGGGTTCAAACGATACGATTGAAGAATACACAGTCAACTTTGCTTACCAGTACTGGGAATCAGTTGATCGTGGTGTTACAACGTCTCTAAGAACACCAGTTGAATCACTATTCTAAGCATAGTGTCGTAGGGGGAGGATATCCTCCCCCTTTTTTATGATGGAGTAATGCATGGCAATCAATCTATTCGGTTTCGAAATCACTCGCACAAGACCTGAAGGGGCACCTCAGCAACTTCAGCCTCAAGTCGCAGTCCCTGTTGCTGATGACGGCGCGATCACTGTTACAGCTGGTGGTTATTTCGGAACTTATCTTGACCTAGAAGCAAGTTTCAAAAACGAAAATGACCTAGTCACTCGCTATCGCGAAATGGCGATGCAGCCAGAACTAGAATCTGCTATTGACGAAATTGTCAATGAAGCAATCGTGCACGACGTTACAGGTAAGACTGTGACGATTATGGTTGACGACCTAGAACAGCCAGAAAATATTAAAGAAATGATTCGCGAAGAATTTCAAAATGTTCTTCGTATGTTAGATTTCTCGAATATGGGATCAGATATTTTCCGTGGATGGTACATCGACGGAAGATTGTTCTACCAAGTCTTGATTGACGAAAAACAACCAAGAATGGGCATTCAAGAACTTGTTTATATCGATCCTCGTAAAATCAAGAAAGTCCGTACAGTTATTAAAAAGAAAGACCCACGCACAAAGATCGAAGTTGTTGATGGGTATCAAGAATTTTATGTATTCAATGAAAAAGCCACAGTACAGGGTCAATCATTGGTAACACAAGTTAACGACACAGCAGTTAAAATTGCTGCTGATGCAATTGTTAATGTAAACTCAGGATTACTTGACGCAAAACGTCAAATGGTTTTGTCTTATATTCACAAAGCCATCAAGCCACTTAATCAATTGCGCATGGTTGAAGATGCGGTAGTTATCTATCGCCTATCGCGTGCACCAGAACGTCGTGTGTTCTATATTGATGTTGGTAACATGCCAAAGATCAAAGCAGAACAGTATCTCCGTGATATCATGACAAAGTTCCGCAACAAGGTTGTGTACGATAGTTCAACAGGTGAAGTCAAAGACGATCGTAAGTTTATGTCAATGATGGAAGACTTCTGGATTCCACGTCGCGGCGAAGGTAAGGCAACAGAAATTACAACTCTTCCAGCAGGTCAAAATCTTGGTGAGCTGTCTGACGTTCGTTACTTCGAAAACAAACTATACAAGTCATTGAACGTTCCTGTTTCTCGCCTCGAGCCACAAACAGGATTCTCTCTTGGTCGTTCAACAGAAATCACCAGAGACGAATTAAAGTTTACCA